TTTAAAGTATCGGGAAACTTAATTATTTATTCAGGTGGCGAATTTGACATCGGTGTTTCAGGCACAGAAATCCCACGAGATTCAACTGCTACACTATTATTTGACTGTGGAGCTAACGTAGACTTTGGGCTTATCGTGAGAAACCTTGCTACATACAAAACAAATGGACTATCACGCACCAGTGGAAAGAATGTGGTGCAGACACTTGCTGACGCTACAGTCACACAGAAAACATCTACAGTGCAGATTACCGCAGCGTCTCCTGGTGTTGTCACATGGACAAGCAACACACTCTCAAATGGCGATACGATACAATTCAGTTCACTATTTTCGATTACAGGTCTTTCTACATTCACAACTTACTATGTGGTGAATAAAGGGACTGACGGAACTGACAAATTCAGACTTTCACTCACGAAAGGCGGAGCTGACATAAACACTGGCGGTTCTACAAATGGTTCTATCGTAGCGTGGGCTACCTCTACATCTTCACTTACTGTCGTAGCTGATACTGGCTGGAAATCAGGCGATACAGTAGCTATCGCTTCAACCACTCGAACAAGAACAGATTGCGAAACAAGTGTATTGACTTCAGACGCTGGAGCATCGTCTTTGTCTTTCGTAGACGCTATGGTGTATGGACACGGCGGTGTAGCACCAGTGCAAGCCGAGGTGGTTTTGCTTACAAGAAATGTAGTTATCCAAGGGGCTAGTGCGACATTACAGGCGTATGTTATTGTTGGTGCAACTGCTACAGTTTCATCCTATTGGACAGAGTACAAGTGGATGGGTTCTAACACTGGAAGTAAGCGAGGTATTGAAACTGCCTGCACCACTGGAACACAAGATTTCCAGTATAACTCCATGCACAACTTTGAAGTGGCTGGCTCTCGTGGATTTAGTATGTCAGGAGCTTCTGGAACTGGTCTTACTTTTTCCAACAATGTGATGTTCAAAATAGCAGACGCAAGCATTATAAATGTAGCAAATAGTGGAAGTAGTGTCTTTAGCATTAATACTTGTGTCTATGGTACTGGTTCAGTATCTATGATGTCGTTTGCTGATGTGGGTGGCACTGTAACAAACAACCGAGCAGCGTCACAAGGCAACGTGGGGATTACTTTTTCTGAAACGAACGCAACTATCGGTACATTTTCAGGCAACGTATCGCACGGACACGCTTCAAACGCGTTTACCTTTGGCTCGATATTCGGAACGATGTCTAGCCTAACAGCTTGGAGAACGAGTGGTAGTGGGTTTAGTCTTGGCGGTAGTGATATAACTATCAATGGAGCAACCAGCTTCGGTAACAGCACAGCAGATATACAGACCAGTGCCAGTGCCGCTACGTTCCTAACTGTCTATGACGGATTATTCGCTGGAGATACGACCTTTTCAACTGGCACTGGTATTCTGTTCAACAACAACAACAACGGAGGCGTATTCAAGTTTTACAATTCTACATTTGGTGTAGCAACTGGTATCTACACTACCCACACCACAGGAGATATTACTTTCTCGGTAAACACCCCAGCACAGGTATTCTTGAATAATTGTAAACTTGGTTCGTCAACAGAAATCAGTGGTCAGACTTTATTATCACCAACATCTTTCGTATGCTCTCAAAAACATGACCAAACTGCTGGTCTACATAAGACATGGAAGAAGTATGGAACTATCGAAGTCAATACAGTGACCACTCACACTGGTGGATTTTCTGCAAAACTAACACCAAACAATGCTTCTAATAAGCTGGAATTTTCTGGTGCTTTTGGTGGTATAAAAATTCCTATTGATAACGGAACTACAATGACCCCAAGTGTCTATGTCTACGAAGACGGAAGCTATAACGGAAACCGAGCAAGACTAATTGTAAAAAGAAATGACGCTCTCGGTATCAGTGCAGATACAGTCCTCGACACAGCCACAGCTTCGTCAGATGCCGCATGGGAGCAACTCACAGGTACAACAGCGTCAGTAACCGATGACGGAACTATCGAGTTCGTGGTCGACGTTGATGGGAGTGCTGGTAGTTTATACATAGATAGTTTTTCTAAAATATAATTTATGAACCCGAACGGAGAAATGCAATATTGGGATTCTGGATTCCCTTTTCAAGGGATTCAAAACGGCTCTATTGACGTTGGAGAGATGCAATATTGGGATGCTGGATTTCCACAGAATAATTATATACCGCAATCTGCTGGTGCAAGCCAAATTAAAACAATCATGGGATTAGATATAGCTAGTGTAAAGACTATCATGGGACTTCCAATAGCTAGTGTAAAAACATTACAAGGATTGAGCAATGTTTAATTATTAGATAACAAGTAGCGAGATGACACCCGAAGAACTGCAAGAAATAATAGACCAAGGGATAAAGGAAGCTCACAGTGTTGGCTTTCAATCTGGTTATCAACAGACCAGTAATTTAGTTTCAGATATTAAAAAAGATATCGCTAAAGTAGTTAAGGAACAAGAAGAACACAAAAAACTCATAACGGGATATATAGAAAAAGATACCCACGACAAAGAACTAATGAAAGCATGGCAAACAAATGCAACCCCAGCTATAAATATACTAAAAAAGTTGATGAGTTTTGGCTCTGTAGGGGGCTGGCTTTTGCAGAGTTTGATATTATTAGGTGCTGGCGTAGGAGTTATTTATGCACTGGTCAAATGGTTGAAAAGCTGATACAATTCTTGGAAGAAGAAAAGTGGTATCCCGAACACCCCACAGCCCATGAAATCCAAGTATCACACCACTTAAACAGAATACTAGACGACATAGTTAATCGGATTAAAAGAGATTTTGAGGAACAAGAAAGTTTAACCGACAAAATAACCCAACAAAAATGAGAGTACCAATACTAATAACGAAAGATAAAGATAGATGTGGCATACCCTACTACCACTCCCCTTGTAACAAGTGCGACAACGCATACGATTTAACCCTGTGGTCAAAAAGAAAGAAAATTCGAGTAGCTTTGGGATTTGTAATCACTATTATAGGCACTGTACTTTTAATAATTAGCACTCCATGAAATATAATTTACTTATAGTTCGTAACAGATTTAAAAAGAAACTCAAACTACAAAGTGGGCTAGAATGGTTCAAAAAAAATACACCACTAGACGTAGTAATAGCAGATGAAATATCAACTGACTTTGATGTCACAACAGCTAAAATAGCTAACGCCACTTATAAAGGAGTAATGTGTGGTGAAGACATAATACCTAAACTTCGCACAGTAGTTCCAGAAGGGAAATACCATGCGGTCGTATTTATTTACGGAAATAGCCTAGACGGAATACGAGTAAACGTAGCTCCAGTAATGCCAATATATGAAGGCACAAATTTAATCCAGCTCATAAACTATGATGATAATGGTAAAACCCTAAACCATGAAATTTTCCACACTTTCTTTCAAAGAATACGCAGACAGGGCATAGTAATAGACGACCCAATGGATTCTGTGACCATAGATGGAAAAGTTTACCCATATTTCAACAACAAATCTTTAAAAGATAAACCATCCAACCGAACTATCGCTATCGAAAGACTTGCCCCATATTGGAATCAGGTCATAAATATACCCCTAGCGACCCCTAATAAGCCCGTAGTAAAGAGCAATCCAGTTGTGGAGATAACTAGGCAGGTGGGTGTAGTTGGTGAGACATTAGGGGAATTAAAAGTGAATGGTTTTTCTTGTAAAACTTTGGAACTTCCTTTGGTGGCTAATATGACAAACATAAGTTGCATACCAGCAGGTGAGTACCAAGTTAAGTGGACTTTTTCACCACGCTTGTTAAAATATACATACGAGGTACAAGGTGTACCCAATAGAACAGGAATACGCATACACTCTGCCAATTATTATTATGAGTTAAAGGGTTGTATAGCGTTAGGCGACAAGCTAACTGATTTAAATAGTGACGGCAAGCTCGACATATTAAACTCCAAAGCTACCTTGAAAAACTTTGAAGATAAAATGGAACGCAAGCCTTTCACTTTGGTAATCAAATAAATATATGAAAGATAATGGAGTTTATGAAGAATTTATGGTCGAAACATTAAAAGACGAAAAAAAACTTATGAAAATATTTAACTGGATTGTAAGAAGTAGTGTAGATAGTAGGAAATTTGCCTTGACACTAAAAGCAGGCGTACCATTCTTGGTACTTCTAGGAATAAGTGATACTGCTACTTTGAATCATTTAACTGGTTCTATCGGTGAACTTGTAGTGCAAATTGGGCAAGTAGTTACAGGGTTTATGACAGTGTGGGGACTTTTGAGAAAGGTTTGGTATTCTTTTGAAGAATAGATTGACTTTAAATTTGTACATAAACGAAAGAGCATTCCAAACTTAAGGAGTGCTTTTTTATTTTATCCACTTTACACACGATTTGTATAGTTCTATAATTAGCCTAGTAGTCGTACATGCGTTAGTTTGCGACATCATTGCACCACAGAGATTTCGTGGGGGAATCATAAATCTCAACACAATAGAAGCAATATTTTAATTATTCGGAAAACAAAAGGACACAAGCAAAAAAATCTCCTAACGCAAGAATTAGACACCTCCTCGACCTAGGTGTCTTTTCTTTTTTATATGATAAAATATATTAAACCAGTTCATCGAAAGGAGACCAATGAGAATCTTTTGCACCAAGTGCAATCGTGAAGTCGAAGTCATCAGCTACGGCGGTGGTTTTGTCGCCATCTGCCACGGAGACTTACTCTACAACCATAAGGAACCACCCAATGAAACTGACCGAGGTTTTGTGTATGTTCACAGGTCATCGCTGGAAGTATCCAGGCGTCCTGAGACGTCGCTGTAAGTGCTGTGGACTCTTCCAAAAGGCGGAGTTCCAACCCAAGGGCAACATCCTCTACTGGTGGAATGTATGAGAAGGAGACACCTCCGTAAACGGAGAGAGGCTCGGAAGCAGGTTTGCCCCAAGTGCAAGTGTCTGGACTTCCTCACACGCCACCACGTGATGCCCCGTAGGTTCTTCGGACGAAGCAAACTCATCCTCAAAATCTGTCGTGCTTGCCACGATGAAATTGAGACGCTCATCCCTGTGGAACGAGTAACTGACAACTACTACCTCGAAGTGGTTGAACACTTCTTGGGAGCTGGTGCAGTCTCTAAGTTCTGCTACAAAATCGCCTAGCCCACATCGGGCAAATGAACGGGGCATGACGAAAGTCCTCTGCCCCGTTTTAATGTGATATAATATTTATATGAAGCGAACTCGACTAGCTAAAAAATCTAAACAAACTATTTCTAAAATACAAAGGGAACTTTGGGAACATTGCAAAAGAATTATTCGTGCTAAGTATGGTAACAAATGCTACACCTGCGGAGCTGAAAGATTAGAAGGTTCAAACTGGCACACTGGTCACCTCTTGGCTAAAGCAAGTGTCGGTGCATTTTTAAAATACGATTTAAGAGTTCTAAGACCACAATGCTACAAATGCAATATTCATCACGGCGGTCAAGGTGCTATTTTTATAGAAAACATGAGACGAATAGATGGGAATGATTATGTAAACCAAATCTTAAAAGATAGGCAAGTAACAGTAAAAGCATACGACCATTACATGGATTTACTGGAAAAATATGCTAAAATGTAAATATGAAATATAAAAAAGTATATTTTAAATGGGCTGATACAACTTCACCAGTAAATACAGGACAGGCTTGGTGGAGCATAGATGAAGCTATAGATTGGGCAGAGAACGACAATTATTGGGTAGAACAAACTGGCTTCCTAATTAAAAAAACAAAAAAGTTTATACTTTTAGCTGGGCACATAAATATAACAGAATCGGCTGGTCAAAAAATTGAAAGTCTAGGAACTCTTATCAAGATACCAACAACATGGATAAAGGATTTTAAGTACCTGAAGTAACACAACTTTGAGTTATCCCCAGATTAACTTGCACGATTTATTTCTTGTTTGGTATAATGTATTTATGCTTAATAGAAATAGAACAATTGCATATTTCCGCTTTTTGTGCCAGTATGTAACTGTTCTATTAAGCATAGAAAACAGGAGAGCCGTCACCTTTAATTAGGGGGCGGTTTTTCTGTTTACAATTCCAATTGACAGAGCTTTCGGGCAATTCTCTGAAAAAACATTATCCGTACATTTAATTGAAGATAGACAACAGTGTAGGCTATGTCGCCCACTGACAACCTACGACCTTGCCTGTCTTTAATTAAACAAAAACCACCAGTATTCTTTTATCAGACAACAATTGTTTCATTCAAGGGAGAAGAAACACTGATTGAAAAGAACTAGTTTGATTGGATAGATAGTTAGTGAATCAGAGTATCAAGGGATATAAAGTGGGGAATATTATCAAAATAAATAAAATGGAACTAAACATCAACATAGAAGAATACCTGAGTAAAATAAAAGTAAGACCAAGTGCTACTTTATTCAGTCCTAATCCAAAGGAAATGGTATTCTATCTTTCACAGAAAAAATGTCCTCTATGTTATCACAAACTTTACCCTCTAAGAAATGGAAAGTTATGGTTATGTAAAAGTAAAAGAGCCGATGGCTTTAAAATTAAAAGTGAGACTTTAAACAAGTATGAATAAAATAATTCCTTATTGTCTTTGTAAAGTATGTGTGTGTAAGACTTGTAAGAAACCGTTTGCAACATGGGTGAAAAATAAAACCAACACCTTTAAAACCATTATTAACTTTAACGGATTTTGTGAAAAATGTTATGAATCAAGAAATAATAAATAAACTTAAAGAATTAAAATTCCCAGCATACAAGGATGATGTGCTAGAGGGAGAACCTACGCTAGAAGATTTAATTTTGGCTTGTGGGTTAGGTTTTCGAACACTAATTTTGCATACTCAATTTAATAAGAAATTATCTAAACCATGGGAAGCTGTGCCAAATAAAAAACTCCGTGCAGATTGTAAAGGTCAAAAAGGTGAAAATCCTAAAGAGGCTATTGCAAAACTTTGGATTGCCTTGCAGGTTTAGTTTTTTTAAAGAGAACATAAAGATGTAATATGCTTGACTTATCCTAGCGACAGGTATATACTATAGATATGAATAAATACAAATTGGGTGAAATTGAATTGAGGAGGAATGAAATATGGTTGATACATAATTTTCATGGCAATAAGGTTGAAATAGATGTGACACCACTTTGGAATTTCTTTTTAGAAGTAGAGGAGTTTAAAAAACAACCAGACAATGAAAATTCTTAATTTATATGCTGGCATAGGGGGAAATAGGAAGCTCTGGGGCGATGAACACGAAATCACAGCAGTAGAGTATGTGCCAGAGATAGCCAAGATATACCAAGATTTTTACCCAAATGATAAAGTTATAATTGCAGATGCACACCAATACCTATTAGAACATTTTAGTGAGTTTGATTTTATTTGGAGTAGTCCACCATGTCCTACTCACTCAAGGGTAGCAAAAGCAGGAGCAATTTCAGTAAAGGGTAAAATAAATTATGTATCATACCCAGACATGAAACTTTATGAGGAGATACTTTTACTTCAAGGATATTTTAAAGGCAAATGGTGTGTAGAGAATGTGATAGCTTGGTATGACCCACTAATTCCACCAAATGAAATTGCTGACCATTATTTTTGGACAAATTTTATATTACTGCCATTTACAGGTAATGGTCGTAATCATCATGGAGGTGTAGAAGGTTTACAGGTTACTAAAGGTTTCAACTTAGAAAAGTATAAAGGAATAGATAAGATAAAAATACTAAGAAATTGTGTAGAGCCAGAAGTCGGAAAACATATACTAGACTTAGCCATTAATCCAATTAATTTACAAAAATCAATATTCTAATATGAAAGACAAAAATCCACATGCAGTCGCACTTGGTTCTATTAAAACTAAAAAGAAAGCAGAAGCTAGTAGAAAAAATGGTTTACTTGGAGGTAGACCTGTAAAACTTGACAAATTGCCAATCCCCAGCCGTAATGTTATAAAGGCTTTACAAACCTAACGCTAGGGTATATACTAATCATATGGAAGTTACGGGGCGAAGCGGAGATAAAAATCTGCAACTACCCTAAGATGACTGACAAGATACTTGAAAAGCCTCGGCACTAGAGTATCGCAAACATTAGTAAGTAAATTTAATATCTTTATCCTCTCTTTGACTAAGGACAAAGAGAGGCTCTAAAGAAAAATATATGTCAAAATTACCCTTCGCATTTGAGAACGATATAAAAGTAGAAAATGATGTGTGTGCTAAATGTATTCTAGGTGGTCACAGTAATTGTTTAAATTGTGATAAGCCAGAAAGCCACTACGCATATTGCGATAAGTGTGAAAAATTAGCCGAAGATTATAATAACGATAAACAAAACTAATATGAAATACAATTTGCATATAAAATCACACGGGGCAGAGCCAGATTATGAAGATAGTATATCAGCAAGTAGTTTACAGGAAGCCATAGAGAAATTTTCAGCGACATTAGACTTCCCAGAAAGTATCATAAAAGAAAGCGTGTCTCCCGCAGATAACAATGAACAACAAACTTTAATAGACGGCATTAGATATGACATTAAAGAAGCGTTAGAATCCATTAGACAAGCTCAAGAAAGATTAGTCGAACTTGAGAAACTAATAAACCCAAAACCAGATGATAATTTTTAAAAGAATGTGTCGAATAGCTTACCCTCATGATTTCCCAGACTATCCATGTAAACTCTGCAACGCTAAATATCTTCTAGGACTAAATATGGAAATCTGGAACTGGGCAGGTATAGTCGTAATTGCCACCATGTTTGTGTCAGCCATAGTCATGGCATTGTACGAATAATAACTATGATTGAACCACTAAGAAAAAATTGGCGAGTAGAAGAAGACCGAGGTTTCGTAGCAGACCAAATCAAAGCTAGAGTAAATGCAGAAGATAACTACACTTGGGCTAAAGGCTATCCACTTATAAAGAAAGTAACTAAGATAAAAAAACATGAAAACAATTAACATCAAGGGCAAGGAATACGTTCCAGTAGTAGAGAGAGTGAAAGAAGCTCACAACCTAGATAAAGATGTTTCTATTACTACTGAAATGGTGAGCTTTGCTTCTGTAAGTGAGAGGGTAACAGTAAAAGCCACAGTCGTTTTTAAGGGTAAAACTTTTACAGGACACTCTCAAGCAGTTTATGGCACAGGTATGATGGGCGACGTAGCACTAGAAATCGCTGAAACAAGTGCGATAGGTAGAGCTTTGGGCTTTGCCAACATTGGACTAATAGACGGCATAGACACAGACTACAAGAAGATGACTCCCGAGGAAGAGGAAGCCTACAACGAAAAAAACAAGGCTGACTTTGAAGCAGGTGTAGACCCATTATCAGATGAAGAAGAATTTGAATTATAATTATGGCAGACAAAATATTTGCAGACGGATTTCGTTTTGAAAAACCAAGAGAGGGAGCCCCAGAGTTTGTAAAGGGTAAACTAAGTATCAAAGTTCCAGAAGCTATCGCATTTTTAACTAAACATCAGACCAACGCTGGCTGGGTGAACTTAGACCTTAAAAAGTCTAAGAAAGGCACACTCTACCTAGAATTGAATACTTTCACTCCAAAGAAACAAGATGAAGATAGTATTGACCCAGAAAATATACCATTTTAAGCCCCTATAATGCCCAATGCCAATAGTAAAACAAAAAAAGGAAGAATACCCCACCCACCCAAAACAACGCACAATTCCTCAAAATTCAGCATTGCATCTGTTTTGTACTCAATTAGCGAATACGCTAAACGATATGGGGTTAGACCAAAGAAAAGTCCTAAAGCCTAGCATAAATATTCCGTGGACTAAGGAGAGTGTGAAGAAGATGATTTGGCAACCAATCCAAGAAGCCATGTACGGAACAAACAGCACCACATTTTTACATAAACAAGGTCAGATAGATTCCATACATTCAGTGATTATGAGAGAGTTGGGAGAAAAATGGGAAGTCGAATATATCCCATTCCCAACTTCGGCAGTAGATAAAGAAACAGCACCGCTCAAATGAACGAAGACATACTAAATTATTTAAAAAGTGAGCCAAGATTTAGAGAGCGTTCGGCTAAGTGGCGAGGTATTGCTGACCTACTGATTAAGAAGTATAATTTAGATATAGATAGAAGAAAACTCGCCGACATAATCGCAGACGGAAGCACCGCTGACAGAGCATGGAGAATGGCTTTAAAAGAAAATCCTAATCTCCGTGGTTCAGACTACGACAAAAAAGAAATCCTCGAACAAGAAAAAATGCTAGAACTCGGCTACTCTCCAAACTATCACAACGATGTCAGACAGCTAGGATTATTAAAATAACAAATAAAAGATATGGAAAACTGGAAAAATTAACATAAGAGTAAAGAGTTCAGGGTGTGGCGGAATAGTTTTCCGCATAGAGATAGGCAACTGGTGACAACTCTCTATTTTCCAGTGGTGTAAGGTGACTATACGAGTGCAGGCCTCCACCCCGTAAGGGTTGCCGTAGGAAGTCTCGTCAAATCCTTGCCACCCTGAACCCTCTACTTTTATGTAAACATTATTAGATTAAGTAAAGAAGATATATGAAGAAAGAAACAAAAATACAAGAGTTAGAAAGGAGAATTGCAGAGCTTGAAAAAAGACCAGTGTTTATTACACATCCAGTTTATGACCCTAGACACTTTACTACACAACCACCACATCATTACCATAACGGAATGCCGTGTTATCAGAATCCTTGTACTTGGTGTTAACCCCATAAAGGGGTAAAGAGAAAGGTGGAGTTCAGCTAAGGCAGAGTTTATGGTGAAACCTTAGTGTCGCAAATACTTTTGTGAGCCATAGACCTGCTTTAACTGAACTTCAAGAAAGGTGGAGGGTTTGGTTCAGGGGTGGAGAAATTGGTAGCCTCAATCCCGAAGTTAGGTAACTCCTTACTTTGCATCTGACGTAGACGTAGGGTGCAAGAAAGGGGTCGTCTATGTGTAGGTTCGAGTCCTACCCCCTGAACCCAAGTCCTTCACCCCAACATTACAAGGTTTTTAAAAAAAAGAAATAAAAGATGAAAAACAAAACAGCGACAAAAAGAATAAAAGCAAAGTTTCCTCAAAGTATACAATTATTTATCAGTATTCCACACGAAACGAACGACATAATACTGAGTCGTGGAGCAGAAACATTCAAGATTACATTACCAGCGTATGTTTTTAAAAGAAAGAAATAAAAGATGAAAACAATATGTACAAAATGTGGTAGTGACGAAGTTTATGTAAAACAGCCCGAAACTAAAAAAGAACCTGAAACTCAAACTATGGATGAAATGATAAAAAGACACAATGCCCCAATTCCAGCAATTTACATAATGACAACGTGGGCGTGCAAGAAATGTGGTTATGAAGTAAGTGCTTAGCCATCTTCACCCATTAGAAATTAAACAAAAGAGAATATGAAAAAAATAATTTGTAGAATAAAAGGAATTTGGCGAAGTGTGCCACACTGGCTAAGTGGGAATTACCCCATCAGTGGACATATTTTTATAGATACCGAAGAACACGAAAATTGTAAAGTGACTATTTCAGAATGTAAAACCTGTGGGAAAATAGATATAAGTTGGTCGACTAAAGATAATAAATATAGATAATATGGCAACTAAAACAGCAAAGAAGATGAAACAGCAAGGAGATAAACATTTTTGCACCTGTAAAGATACACCTCATAAAAAGAACTGTGAAATATGGAAGAATCTTATAACAATAAAACACTATGACCACAAAAAATAAAAGCGAGTGCGAACACGAAAATCTAACAGTTCCAATAGCCTATTGTGCAGATTGTGGACAAGAAGGCACACTAAAAGGATGGGATTTTGTACCCAAGGTCACTACTTCTGAGAAAGAGTTTATTCATTTAAACATTAAAACTAAAAGTACAGGTAACGGGACTGTAAAAATTACCCCCACCCCTCATGAATCAGAAGATTTAGGAGAACAGATTAGAAAACTTAAAGTGTACGACAAGCATTGTGATTACAATATAAACTTTACAGGCGAATTTTGGTTTGATGATGATGCAAATACTTTAACACTACAATGCGACAAAGTTATGGGCGACTACCATCAAGGAGATAGATTTTTTCTAGTCAATGAAGAGAAATCTGTGCCTGAATCAGAAGATTGGGAAGCGGGGTTTAACCCACTTTTGTTTCAAGATTACAACAAAGAAGATGGAAGATACTACACCAACATTGAGAAACTAAAAGACTTCATCCGCCAAGAGAAATCTAAAAGCTACCAGCGTGGCAGAGAAGAAGGGGCTTTAGAACAAAGTATAAACAAAGACCAGTTTTATGAATTTATAAAGTACGAAGCTAAGAAAGAAGGCTATAAAGAAGTCCTAGACTATCTACAGAAAAACCACCTAGACTACTGTAAAGAACAAAATGGATTGAACTACTGCAAAAATTGTGGATTGTCTAGTGAAGACATTATTAAACACTTTAAGATAAAATTATGAGAGAAAGGAAATACAACACAAAACCAAACTCAACCTCCTTTAAGAAGGGGCATAAGAAATTAGGAGGATTTGTAAAAGGTAGTAAACATTCTGAAACCTCAAAAGGAAAAATTCGTCTTTCGCTTCTTAATAAAACTGGCGAGAAAGCACGGCACTGGAAGGGAGGGCTAACTAACTTAAGGAGGTTACTTCCTCAACTGGATTTATATGAAAAATGGAGAACAACAGTATTTAAAAGAGATAAATATACTTGTTGTCATTGTAACGTCAAGGGGGTTTATATCGAAGCAGACCACATAGTTCCTCTCAAAGTTCTTATAAGAGATTACAAAATCAAGAACAGTGAAGATGCTATTAAATGTAAAGCGATATGGAACATTGATAATGGGCGAACACTTTGTCGAGAGTGTCATAAAAAAACAGATAGTTATGCTTATAAGGCAATAAAAAATTATGCAAAATAGAATCTATAAATTCAGGGCGTGGGATGATTTGAACAAGATAATGCGTGAAAACGTCTTCATAAGGGGAGATGTTATTTTTGCCCCACATGGTGGCGGTGAAAATGAAATAATTGGCGTAGAGCCTATGGTAAAACTTATGCAATTCACAGGCTTAAAAGACAAACACGGCAAAAAGATATATTTTGGGGATATATTACAGACATCAAACGATAATCCTGAATTTGATATATGGACATCGAAAGATTACGGGTATGCTATTTGCTATGAAGACCCAGATGAATTAGGTGTTAGATTCAAAAATTGGTATCCAACAACAGAAGAAGAAAGTGTTTATAATTTTCAGTTTGTTGAAATCATCGGCAACATTTACCAAAACCCAGAACTATTGAAGTAACCTTTAAAGAAATAGATATGGGAATAATAAAATTTAAATCAGCGTGGGATAAAGAGTGTCAAACAAGATGGAGTGATTATATGACTTACTTAAATAATAAAGAAATAACTATGACCAACGAAACAAAAGAAAAGATTAGAGAGTTTCTAAAGAAAATAGAAGAATTAAAGCCTGCTGGTTTTAATATAGTTTCACCAGGTTCAGATGCTGGGTATTATTTAGATGAAGAATTGGCTTTGTCTGAATTAGAAAAATTACTATACCTAGCAGTGAAAGAAGAAAGGGCGAGGGTGCTGGAGAAGATAGTTTCAATACCAATTAAAAACGAAAGTGGAAGTGATTATGAAATGGCACAGTTAAGATATAGAGAAAAAGTCATCTCCCTCATCAACCAAGACAAGTAGATTATTAACCATAACTAATAGAGAGATATGAAAAAAGAACTGAAAGATTTAATAATTTTATACGACACGCCTACTTTAGCCGAGTTTGTTGGTTTCAAGTGGGGGCAGGACATAATAGCCAAATATCTAGCATGGAAAGTTGGTCGAAAATTGGACAGGTATATTCGCAGAAAAGAAAGAGAAGATTTTATTAAAAGTTATTTAAAAGCTAACCTTTAACCATAACTAGGGAAAAGAATTTATGAAAAACAAATGTGAAGACTTAGGAATAGCTCATGCGTGGAGAAGTAGTCAGGAAGTGTACGGTTTTTCGGTGTTACAAAAAGAAACGTGTGCTAACTGCGATTTAAGCCGAACTCACTGTTACGAAGTAAAAGAATGGTACTCGTATTCTGATGGTCGCCCTAATGAAGAAATCCATAATGATATTAGACCCAACACCTTACAAGGTTAATTAAAAGGAAATGAATAAATAAACATGAACTATAAATTTGAAACAGTGCAAAAAGACAATGGAGTAGATTTAGTTTGTTCTGCCGTAGTGGATAAAAAGGGAAATTTTATACCTGATTCTGAACAAATTAAAGAGTGGAAAGATGGTAAAAATCCACATTTAGAAATAATAACAGGTAGACGATTTCCAAATGGTATATTTACAGAAGAAGATAAACAAGAAATGGTGTATATGTGTGAAAAACAAAGACAACTTTTAGTGGAAGGTAAACTAGAACAGTATAAATAATATGTTAAACATCTGGGATATACCAAGAAAAGATAAGCGAGATAGGTGTATGGATTGTTTGAAAGTATTTACTCGTGGACAGTGTAGAAAGAAATGTGGGAGGAATGTATTAAGATTTTATAATAAGTGTTTGGGTTGCGTTAATAAAAATAAGGTAGTATAATATAAATATGAAAAAATATATAATCGCAATAATAGTAATGGTGGGGTTGCTAAGTGTTCCGAGTGTATATGCTGGAGTGCTTAAGCCCCTATTTATAAGCGTAAACAAGGCTGAAACAGTTTTTGTCGGCTCAAGGGAATTATCTGATTTGAATATAGTCAAGTTTATAGATGGAAATGTAGTATGTTACACCTCAGTAACTAAAATTAACGGGATTGTGGCTAACACAAGCATAAGCTGTATAAAATAATGAAATTAGAAGATGCCATAGTTTGGGAAATTGATAAAAAAGTACCCAGCCCAAATAAGGAGTTCCCTGGTTCTCATATCTTAGGAACTGAAGTTATCTGTCGTTTTGAAATTATAATCGGCAAACATATTGCGACCCATTCTGACGAAGATATTGAGAATACTAAGGAAGAAATTAAAAAAGAATTAGTAAAAACCTTAATAGTATTATAAAATGAGTCTACAGTGTAAATTCTGCCAATATAAATACGAAAATCCACCTATAAGCACAATGCAATTACATTTATGTGCCGACCAAGAATATCACTTTATAAACAGAATAGACTTAAAAGAAAAGCCTCTAAAGGAACTAACTAAAGAAATAAAACCCCCACGGAAAAGAAACTTATTTGTAACAGGTATGATATACTAAAGGAAATGAGAAAATACTTAAAAAGTTTAATAAAAGAAGTAGTAAGCGAAGTCTTAGAGGAGAAAATAGGTAGAATTGTTAGACTATCTGCCGAGGCATCACATAGGGATTTATTTGCTTATATCAGTATTGCACGGCTAAAGGAACTAATAAAAACAAGCGAAGAAAGCGAAGGGGATAAATACACTTGCCTATCGGAACTCTTTACCAGAACGGCAAGAGAAAACCTAGCAAAAGATAACAGTGATATAATCCACAGCTATTACGAACTACTACCAAGACTAGACGCTTATAAGAAATCTTTTAACAAAGTGATAGAATAGAATTATGCAAGAACTATGTAAAAAATGTAATAAGGAAAAGAAACCAGAAGGACTAGACCCAACACTAGACTCTACATTCTGGTGTCATTGTGGAAGACCTACTAAACTAACACCAGAACTAATACAAAAGGCTAAAGATTACCTAAAGAGTTGCGTAGATACCGATGAAGATAAAGAACACGGAATAAATAAGAAAGTAAGACTTCCTTCGATAGGAGGGTTAGCTGTTGCTTTAGAGGTTAGACGTGAAACATTACATGCTTGGGACAAAGAAGACGAAGAGTTTTCTAACATTTTAGAGCAATTAAGAGCAATTCAAGAAGAAAGGCTTATAAATTCAGGTCTTTCAGGAGATTACGCACCAACTATAACTAAAGTAATTCTAACTAAACACGGTTATAGAGAAGGAATTGACCAAACTACTAATGATAAAGATTTACCCCAACCTATCTTGGGTGGAATTTTAAATGAAAACAAAGCAACAGATAGCAAAATATAATAAAGAATACTTTGCAAGACCAGAGGTTATTGCTAGGGCTAAGATTAGGAACGCACAAAGGAGAGATAAACGTAAAGCCTATAAGCAAACCGAAGCAGGGAAAAGAGCTAATAAGAGATACTTGAGTAAACAATCCACCAAAGAAAAGAGAGAGTGGGGTAGAATAAAGAAACGCTATGGTATTACTAAGGCTGATTACGAAAGAATGTTGTTTGTTCAAATGGGATTATGTGCTATCTGTTTAATTAAACCCACACATAAGTTGCATGTTGACCATGACCATTTATCTGGTAAAGTTAGGGGTTTGTTATGTGGTAATTGTAATAAAGCACTAGGCTTACTAAGGGATAATACCGACTTTCTAATTAAAGCGATAGAATATTTGAATGTATAGTTTAACAACAGCAACTAAAAAAGTTTCTGGGCTGAAAAAAAGAATTAAAATTATTCAAGGAGGCACTTCGGCTTCTAAGACAATTTCAATACTACTTGTTTTAATAAATAAGGCACAGATTAAACATCCAGAGAATGAACTTACCTCCGTTGTTTCGGAGTCTATACCCCATTTAAAACGAGGTGCTATTAGAGATTTTAAACTTATAATGCAGGCACATAAGTATTGGCGAGACACTAGCTGGAATGCAACTGATTCAATATACACATTTGAAACAGGTAATCAGATTGAGTTTTTTTCTACAGATAATGGTGATAAATTACGAGGGGCTAGACGTGATTGGTTGTTTGTGAATGAGGCTAACAATGTAACTTTTGACGCTTTTGAACAGTTAGAAGTTCGTACTAAAAAAGGAGTTTATGTAGACTATAACCCAACAAATGAATTTTGGGTGCATACTGATTTGATTGGGAAACGAGAAGATGTTGATTTTATTATTCTAACTTATTTAGATAACGAAGCTCTAGCTCCTGAGATTATTGCTTCAATTGAGCAACGCAGAAATCGTAAGGGCTGGTGGCAAGTTTATGGGCTAGGGCAATTAGGTGAAGTAGAAGGCAAGATATACCGAGATTGGCAGATAATAGACGAACTACCCCACGAAGCACGCCTAGAACGCTATGGGCTAGACTTTGGCTACACTAACGACCCAACAGCAATCGTAGCAATCTACTACTACAACGGAGGATATATCTTAGATGAGATATGTTTCCAAAAAGGATTAAGTAATAAGCAGATAGCCGACATTCTAAAGAACCATCCAACAGCACCAGTAATAGCCGACAGTGCCGAGCCTAAGAGCATAGACGAGATAATGAGCTACGGCATAACTATCTTGGGGGCAGAGAAAGGTAAAGATAGTATTGTGAACGGTATACAGCTAGTCCAACAGCAAAGAATATCTATCACTAAAAGAAGTGTAAACATCATCAGGGAGTATAGAAACTATTTATGGATGACCAACAAAGATGGTAAAATACTAAATGAACCAGAGGGGGGTTTTGACCACACAATGGATGCACTACGCTATGGCTTAGCCTCAATACTTAAACTATCTTTCGGAAGTGAAGCCCAGCAACAACAACAAGAACAGTTCCAAATTAGAAGAAATAGACAAGTTTTAAATTCAACTAAATGATACCCAACGAATGTTATCTATACCCAACAGGTTACGACCAAATCGCCAACGAGAACGCTGGGGTTAAGGGTAATGACTATCTCATAGACATCAAGGAAGGCGTAAAACAAGGTTATTTAAATGCACAACCTAGTGCAGATGGTAATAGTACAATCTATACTTTGGTGCCTCAAAATGGGTTGTTCCTGCCAGTAAAAGGTGCGATGTTCCCAGTTAAATCTTTCCCAGAGCCTAATGCTATATTCGCCGCCAATCTAGTTAAAGCCCATGTCATTGAAACAGTAAAACTTATCTCACGTTGGTATCTCGCACCATTTCTATTCTTCATAAACAAACAAAACGCCCTAGACGCTTTTAATAGGATTTCAATGAAAGCTATGTCAGCTCAACTCTTAAAAGATAATTGCCTAACAGACTTTTGCCGAGAGTTAAGAGTGGTTATTTATACGTTCCTAACATCAATGGGCTTTACAGAGAAGTCTAGCGATACGTTCGCCACGATATTCATTCACTTGATAGAATATGATAATGTTTATAGATTAAGATTAGCCGATACTTTTGGCGAAACGAGTAAAGAGAAGTTGAGTAATCCACAGAAAGAAATTAAAAGGCTTTTAGGTATAATGAAAAGTAGAGAGGTAAGACCAGGAGAAAAGGGCAAGGCTATACACTACAAGTTCGACAGGTTTGCTTTCATAATCCGAATGGCATTATTGTTTCCCAAAGTTAGAAAGGCATATTATAAAACTCTAAATGCGGTCGATATAGAGAAATTAAAATTAGATACCAACGATACTTACTGGGTTTGTTTCAGAAATGATTATAAGTTTATGGGAATGGATGACGCACAAAGAAAAGAGTTTGCAGTTCAAAAAGGCTGGACTTACCCAGAACCAGTAGACATAAGATGATAGACAACAATGAGATAGCAGTTTTATTTGTGTTGTGTTTTGCCTTATTATTATCAGCTAGTGTGCATTTTTTTACTAAAGACTAATATGGAATTATCTAAAGAAGAACGAGTCATCCAATATGTGAAGATTATTTTAGGGATTATTGCTATAACAGCATTTTTGTTGAAATGAAGACTAACCATACAATACCTGACATATTTTTTAAGTTAAAAGAAAAGTTTGGCGTAGAGTGGGGAGGAATAATCATAGCCCACTACCCAGACATTTACTGTGCTGTAGACATACCAGAACAAAAGTATGTTCACGAAAAGGTGCATTTAGAAAGACAGAGGATTATGGGTGTAGGCGAATGGTGGGGTAAATATCTCTACGATGACGCTTTTAGGCTTAATGAAGAAGTTTTAGCATATAGAGCAGAGGTAGAATGGATAAAAAAGAATGTGGCAACACGCAATGAAAGGAGGTATTTATTAAATGTTATTTATAACGACCTCGCTAGTTATGTTTATGGGAATATAGTGTCGGCAGATGAAGCAAAAAAGTTACTCACAGCTTGACAGCTAAAATGTTATGTTATACTAGGTATGTGAATTTAAACTATTAGAAATTTTTAATAGACTGGTGGGGAATTAGTGAATGACGACAGTAGACAATGCAACATTAGGATTAGTAGCAGGGGATGGTGAAAGTTTTATATATCGGGCGACCACAGCGACAGCTCACGTTATCAAAACAGGTAACGTAACATTGAATGGAATTGTGGTAGCTTCGCATACATCGGGGACAATCGAAATCCGTGATGGGGCAACTTTTGCCGCTGGTACATTAAAGTTTGGGACAATGACACTTTCAGCAGTAGCAACGACTGGAGAAAGGTTTATTCCTTTCTATGGTGCTAGGTTTAAAGATGGTTTGGTGGTATCAGTAGGCGGCACGGCTGATATATCAGTTCTCTATAAATAATTATGAATACAAACTCAACAGAAATCAATCCAGTTGGGGCGTTAGTTAGAAAAGCAGAAAACGACTTTATATTTGGTTACACTCAGAAGTCTCAACACGTTCAAGAGTCCTTATATCAAGACATTGGGAAAATTGAAGCATATCTAAGCTCTAAACATACTTCAGGGGAGACAGACTCAATGGGAAGAGACAAGCCTTTCTTCAATATCTGTTTGGCGGCTAGAAATATCTGGTTCAGAGCCACAGACTTAGACCGAAAGAACGTAACTGTGCAAGATAAAAATGCTTTAGTAGCCTTGATAGCTAAAATCTACCTACAAGATTGGATGAATAGAAATAACTTTGGGCAATTTTTGAATGCTTGGGGGTTAAATTCCGCTTCTTACAATGAATGTGTAGTTAAGTTCGTAGAGCAAGACGGAGAACTGCACTCAATGGTAGTCCCGTGGTCACGTTTAATTGTAGACCCAGTAGACTTTGACAGTAATGTAAAAATAGAAATACTAGAAGTTACACCAGCACAGCTAAAACAAAAGCAAGGTTATGACCAAGAGGTAGTAAAAAGCCTTCTTGACGCACTAGAAACACGCAAGACCAGCGGAAGACTACAAAAAGACACCAAGAACGAGTACATAAGACTTTACGAAGTACACGGCAACTTGCCTCTCTCATACTTAACAGGCAAAGAGAATGATGAAGAAACTTATGTTCAGCAAATGCACGTTGTTTCTTTCGTATCTGGTAAGAAAAAAGGTGATTATGACGACTTTTGTTTGGTATCAGGTAAAGAAGCCAAAGACCCATATATGATGACGGCTCTTTTGCCAGAAGTAGACGGCTCAATCGGCTTAAATGGTGCAGTAAAGAACTTATTTGAAGCACAATGGATGCAGAACCATTCTATCAAGGCTATCAAAGACCAACTAGACCTAGCTTCTAAGCTAATCTTCCAAACTTCAGATGGAAACTTTGTAGGTCAGAACGCTCTATCAGCCATAGAAACAGGGGATATTTTAATTCACAAAGTAAATGAACCACTAACGCAGTTAGCAAACACTTCACATGATATAACCTCATTACAAAACTTCCAAAATCAATGGAAAGTTCTAAGTAACGAAATAAATGGAATCAGTGAGGCTATGCTAGGACAGAATCCACCAGCAGGTTCAGCTTGGAGACAAACTCAAGCTCTCCTAAATGAATCACATTCTCTGTTTGAAGTGATGACAGAAAATAAAGGACTCTACCTAGAAAGAATGTTGCGAGAGTTCATACTCCCATACATCAAGAAGAGACTAAAGAACACCAAAGAACTTGTGGCAACCCTCGAAGCTCATGACATAAAGAAAATTGATAGTATTTATGTAAAGAATGAAAGTATCAAAAAGACTAACGAAGAGATTAAAGAAATGGTATTAAGTGGCAAGCCAGTTCCATCTCCTTTTATGCAAGAGGAAATGACAAGGAATAACGCACAAGCTATCCAAGAGGGTCTGAATATGAAAGATAGCGTCAGGTCATTCAAGCCATCAGAGGTGAGTGATAAAACTTGGGCTGACTTATTTGAAGACCTAGAATGGGATGTAAAAATAAATATTACTGGCGAGGCTTCAAATGATAATGACATGGTAGCAACACTAACTACAGCACTTCAGATAATCGGTAACAATCCACAAGCTCTCCAAAATCCAGTTTTTGCTCTAGGCTTTAATCGTATCTTGTCTTTGACAGGTGCGATAAGTCCAGTAGAGATAAATCAAGCGATGGCGGAGACAAAAAATTTGCCAATAACACCTGAACCAAATGGTGGGTCGGTAGGTGTAGAGGATTTAGCAGTTAAAAAATAAAAGTGATGTTTATCCAAGGTTCAATACCAGATAAACTAATAAATATGCCATTAAAAAAAGGTAAGAAAAGTGTTGGCTATAACATTAAAGAGTTAAAGGCTGACAACAAGAAGAAAGGTAAAGCTCGTGGTGCTGGTGGTAAACCTCGAAGCATGAAACAAATTAAAGCTATCGCCCTCAGTGTCGCACTGGGTAAGAAGAAGAAATAACTATGTCAGATAAAAAAGAAGAAAAACAAGTGGGTAGATATTCGAAGGCTGAAAAGGATTTGATGAAAAATACATTTGCGAATAACGAAGAGCTTTTAAAGGCAATTCGCAAAGTATTCTTACAAATTCCTTTAAGTGCGTTCGAACAAAATCTATTGAAGCAAGTGTCAGACCACCCTGAAGTTTTGGGGGTGCTTAGAAAGACATTTTTGCCAACGATTGACGGAGACGCACCATTCAATCAAGTAATTGACCTATGGATGACGATAGATATTAAAGATAAGTCAGCAAGTGAAGGACTTAACTTTGTTATTGCTCGTGCCAAGCTGATTAAGTATCTTGACCAGCAATTAGAAGTTCTTGGTGGTAATGGTGTTGTTGATGGGATTGAATTATCAAAGTGTACAGAGATAGAAGGCAAGGATGCCAACGAGATTTTCTCGGATATGCTATTCCGAAACACTTTGGTTTACCACACCGAACAGCAATTAACACAAATTGCATTTCTTAGTGAACAAAAAGAAGAAACTTTAGAGGAAGCTAAGAAAAGGCTGGAGAAAGACAGTAGTAAATAAAGTTATCAACATATTGACAACAAAATTAGTATGTTATTATTAAAGTAATAGAGAAGTCTAACTCAAAAATAAGACACTAGAGCCAAGCTCACAATCTATGGAAAATGATGAAAACGAGATTATCAACTCACAAAATGATACAGAGGTAACTGACAATACCAACGACAGTGGCGACACTGGAGGAACTGAAATTGATATAGACGCAGAAGTTAAAAAAGCAACTGCACAACTATATGCTCGGATGAAAAAAGCCGAAGATAAAGCTAAGGAAGTGGAAGCTAAATTAGCCCAAACAAGTTCAGGCAAGCCCGAATCAAAGGGTACTATGTCCACTACAGACCTTATAGCGGTAATGAACGCTAAGGTAAACGAGGAAGACATAGGAGATGTGGAAGAATACGCAAGATTTAAGGGCATAAGCGTAGCTGAAGCTCTAAAAACTAGTGTAGTCAAAACACTTCTAAGTGAGAAAGAAGAAATGCGTAAGACAGCAAATGCTACAAACACTAGAGGTTCTAGGGTTGGCACAAACAAATCTTCCCCTTCTGATTTACTAGCAAAAGCTAGAACAGGTGGAGCAGTAGATGACTTTGAAGCACTAGCACAAGCTCGTCTTGAAGAAAGGAAAAACGCAAACAAACGGTAAACAGGTGGGGTGATTATTCTACACACATTGTAGAAAGAACTTTGAAAACTACATAATTATCAGTCAACTTGTGGTATAATACCCTTATGCCAAAAGGAGTATACCTACACAAACCCCACAAGGGGATGTTCCAAAAAGGGCAAACTTCACCATTAAAAGGTAAAGCAATGTCTGAAGAAACTAAGGAAAAACTTAGACTTGCCCATACAGGAATGAAAAAAGGCGGTCATCCTAGAAGTGAATTTAAAAAAGGTATGACCCCTTGGAATAAAGGGAAGAAAATGTCTCTTGAAACCAAGGAGAAAGTTCGACAAGCTAATCTAGGTAAAAAGCAGTCATTGGAAACTAGACAGAAACGAGCATCGAAGTTAAAAGGAGAACTGAATCATAATTATATTGACGGGCGAACTAAATTAGGCTCAAGACATACACAAGATTTAGACTTAAAACTTTGGAGGACTGCTGTATTTACTAGGGATGACTATACTTGTCAAGGTTGTGGTGTAAGAGGGGGTTATCTTGAAGCACACCATATAAAATCTTGGAAGAATTACCCTGAGTTGAGATACGCAATCGACAATGGACAGACACTCTGTAAACCTTGTCACAAGTTGACTGATAATTATGCTGGTAGAAAAAGCAATAATTAACCACTAATTGTAAAAAAGCGGGAACGGTGGATAGTGAAAAAAACACTATGCTCATAATACAAATAGGAAATTTACGAACACTATTGGAACAGATGTAAACCGAGAAAAGTTCTTCAAATCAACTATGTCAGTTGCTTTGAGAACAGCTCTCGTAGCAGAAAAAGTCTGCACTGTAGATAATTCAGACAGTAAAATTATCAAAAACCCTTACCAAAACGCACCAACAACTGTTGTGCAACCTTTGGCAGGTACTTATGCTGCAACCGCAGTAACTATTACTAACGATGTCTTGACAGTAACAGAAGAAGTCATCACTTCAGAGCATATCTATGACTTTGAGCAAGTGTTGGCAGACTTTGACCTATTTTCAGCTCGTATTGAGGAAATGGTTTTCGGTGTAGCAAAGGCAATCGACAAGTATGTTCTAAACGTAATCCTAGAAGCTGGAACTGGTAGTTATACAACTCCAGCAGGAGGTTTTACCACAGCAGGAAACATTAACACTATCATCTCTCACCTTTCTTCAAAGGTTATGGGTTACAGTGACACTTACAAGGGTCTATTCCTAGTTATCGAGAACACAGATGTCCCTGGCTTCATGCAAGCTCAAATGACAAATGGTTTCTCTTACGCAGATGCAGCTCTTAACAACGGATTTATGACTACTTATGGTGGCGTAGATGTATACGTTGTACGAAGTGGTACTTTCGAAGATGACACAGCTACTACTGACTCAGGTTCTCAAACTTGGTCAAACAGTGGTCATCGTCTATTCGGAGTAAAGGGTGTAGCTACTTATGCTTCACCTCGTGGAGTTCACTACGAAGAAAAGTCTGTATCAGGTAAGACTGGTAAGGAAATCTACGCAGTAGGCTACATTGGTGCTAAAGTTTGGTACCAAAAGACTGATTTGATAGTTGACATTACTCTTGCCTAGTCAGCATTAGTAACCTCCTTTTTGGGAGGATTGAGAGTAGCAATTTACCCACCAGTTTTTGCTACCCTCGACCCTCCCTGAAAGGTTTACAAACTAACTCAACAAATTATGTCATTAACAAACAATGCCCCCGACTTAGATGGTTTCCATCTTTACCCAGTTATCTTAACTGCGGCTGCAGTAAACAGTGCCACAAATTCAATTCCACCACGAACAAAAGTGGTAGAAGTTCAAGGAGTTACAAATGATGCGAATGATTGGATTACACTCCCTTCGTTGTCTACTGTACCTAACGGACATGAAATAATGGTTATCGGTTCAGCAGGTGCTAACTTCGAAGTTAGAACACCAGCAGCTTCAGGTGAAGAAATCAACAGTGAGGACTGTGATGGAACTAAAGAGTATCTTTTCACAGATACCCAAATCCATTACTTCAAGAAAATCGACAATACAATCGGTTGGATGGCTCACGGATTTACAGCTATTGGTGCGGTTGCAACAGCAGTCGTCCCAGATTAGTATCTTCCTTTTGCTTTCTATTTTCGACTAGAAAGCGAGGATGAGGGTATTAACAATATAAAACAAAATGTCAATTCAATTCAACGATACTTCAAATAGAAAAGGACTCGTACAATTCTTTGAGAAAGAAATTGGTGCTAATTATGGTGATATATCTGGCAATACAAATAAATTAAAAGAGTTTACCGCAGATGTAAACATAGCTTTTGACGAATATCTTAATCTAGCTATTCGTTCTAGTGGCACATGGCAATTTGATGACTCAAATCACACAGATTATCCGATAATAACTACAAACTTAGTATCTGGCCAACGAGATTACACTTTCGTAAGTGATGAGGGTGGTAATCTTATTTTAGATATCTATAAGGTGGTCGCCAAGGACACTGGTGGTGTATTTCAAGACTTAAAGCCAGTAGACCAGCAATCAGAAGAAGACATGAACAGCTTTTATGATGGTCAGAATGTTTCAGGCATACCAACTCGATATGACAAAACCGCAAATGGGATTTTTCTTGATGCAATACCAAACTACAATTCGACAAATGGATTAAAGGTTTACATAAATCGAGAACCTTCGTATTTTGCTTACACCGATACAACTAAAAAGCCTGGGGTACCAGGTACACACCACAGATGGTTTTATCTTAGACCATCCCTAGATTACGCACGAAGACATCTGACCAATGATGCCTATACTAAAATACAGAATGAGGTTTTTAAATTACAAAAAGAAATTGAAACAGATTTTGGTGAACGTGAACGAGATATTATAAGACGAATGACTCCACGAAAGGAGAATAATAAATAATATGGCAACTTGGGACAACATTGAAAAATCAGGAAGTAGTGCTGGTTGGGAATATGATGAGACCAACTTGCTCTATGATTCAGCAACTGACCCTGATTCTGGTGGGAATGTTTATTACAATGGAGTTGGTCTAGTTACAACATTTACTAACATAACAAAAAGCTAATGAGTACAAATTTCCCCACAAGTTTAGATACACTTACAAATCCAACAGCTACAGACAGCGTAGCAACAGTTAGCCATGCTTCACAGCACGCTAATGCTAATGATGCACTAGAAGCGTTAGAGGCTAAAGTTGGTATAAATAATTCAGCTGTTACGACTTCGCATGATTACAAACTTTCTGCAGTAACCACTACAGCTAAGGCTGTGTCTACAGACGGGAATCAATCTATTGCTGGAACTAAAACTTTCAGCGATGCTGGTGGTGTAGTTGCGACAAGTCCTAAAATAATCACAGGCATAAATGACACCAACGGGAACGAACTGTTAAAGGTAACCGCAACCAGTTCAGCAGTAAACGAAGTAACTCTGGCTAATGGTGCCACTGGTGCTAACCCGAACTTATCAGCAACAGGTGATGATGCTAATATCGGTCTTGATATAACACCAAAAGGTACTGGTTCTGTGAATATTCGAGGAAATTCCACCCAAGCTGGTACTGTAAAATTCTATGAGGACACAGATGATGGCTCTAACTTTTCTGCTTTTAGGGGTTCTGCTCGCTCTGGAGATATAACTTATCTATTACCAAACGCAGACCCGACAAGTGGGCAATTCTTAACAGCAACGGCACCATCTAGTAACATCTCCACACTTTCTTGGGGTTCACCATCTGGTGCAACGATGGTATCTTATTTACCGCAACCTTTATTCGGTCTTTATACAGTCGGTTCTGAAGGAGGTATGTCAGCCACTGTCGCTTATGTCGGAGCTTTTAATTTACCAGCCGCCATAACAGTAAACAAGATATCATTTAATGTATCATCACATACAACAAATGGAGTTATGCGTGTTGGTGTATATTCTGAAGATGGACAAACTAAAGAAATAGATGTAACTTCTGGCACAATTACTGGAACAGGAGTTGTGACAGTTTCTGTGTCAGCTGTAACGCTTTCTACTGGTAATCACTACATAGCGATGGTTGGCGATGGAACTGTAAACGTAAGTATTTCGACATTTATACCATCAGCAAGTGGTGAAATTTCTTGGTCTCAAGGAGGAGTTTCTTCTGAACCAATTTATTCAGGTACTGTTTCAACCACTGGCGGGAATTTACCATCTACTATTACACCTGGGTCTATAAGTGTCGCAACAACAAAAGAACAAATGATTGTTCGATTAGATAACTAATGAATGAAGAACTACTAAAAAGAATAGAGGAATTAGAAAGGAAACTAACCTCACTGGAGAGTAGTTCAACTATCCCTTTTAATGTAGACAGGGCTTTCAGAGATAGACTACGAGGACTTGTGGAATTACCAGTAGGTTTTGAGGATGCACCACTGGCTTCAATTACAGCACCAACTGGGGGAGCCACACAAGACGCAGAAGCAAGGTCAGCTGTTAATACGCTTATTACAAGACTAGAAGATTTAGGATTGATATTGCCAAACTAATGATTAAAATTCCACCAAACAATCAATGGACACAACCAAACACCTCATACAAGATGGGGTCTTTGTGGTATACGAAAAATATTGATTTAAGTGAGGCTGGCATAATTAAAATGTCTCCAAGGATGGTCAATATATTTGATGACAGTGCCAATACCACAAACATAGCTGATACAGACTTCAGCACACCAGTGGCGTTTGGCAGATATTCCGAGGGTTCTTTTTATATTGCAACTCGTGATGAACCTTTTAATTTGGCTGTATCGGAGAGTGCAAAAACTATTGCTGAAGATTCTTCTTCTAGTAACCCGAATTTAGTAAGCACATCGCACGGATGCTGGTGGCAAAATCGCTGGTATGAATCAACTGACACTGCTGTTTATTATAACGCTAGTGGAACTTGGACTGCAGATGCTATAACTGGCTTAACTTCTGGCAAGCGTCATTATATGACAGTGTTTAGAAACAAGAATTTACTTGCGGTTTCTGACGCTAACACAGTCAAGCTATATAATACTTCTCACACAAACACTATCACTCTAACTCTACCTAGTGATTATGAAGTGATAGGATTAGTTTATAATAACTACACATTGGGTATTATCACTCGCATGGGTAGTGATTCTACGGGTCAAAATTCGAATGCCTACTTCTTTGTATGGGATGGTTCTTCATCTGAAGCCGATGCTGGTGTGTCGGTTGGTTCTTATACAAGTATTTCAGTGGCAGCCTATAAGTCTTCTTTCGTGGTTGTAACTTCTGAAGGGCAATTACTTTACTGGAATGGTGGAGGATTTGATGAATTAGCATCCTTCCCATTTTATTCACAAAATATTCGTATCGAAAATTTCTTAAATTTCCAATCTTATGGTGATTCAATGATTGTGGATGGAGATAATATCTATATGAATGTTTCATTTGATTTTGACAGTGCAGGCACAAAAGGAGAAAGCTATTTGCAAAATAACCCAGCAGGTATTTGGTGCTATGACCCGAAAGTTGGGCTGTATCATAAATGGTCTTTATCTAATTCTAAGGCATATTTCCACTCGATTGCCCAAGCTGATATCAACACTACTACTAATATAATCACAACAGCACAACCAATCCCAGCTACAGGAAATCCTGTTGTTTTAACTAATACTTCTTCGATTGGAGGTGTAACAGCACGCAAGCAATATTATATAATCAAGTTATCTTCGACAACATTTTCTCTTGCTGAAACCAAAGCTCTAGCTGATGCAGGAACCAAGGTAGATATTACCAGTGCCGACACTACAAACTATTTTTGGCTATACGATATTATTGACTATGGTATATCATACGCTTCTACAACAGGAGCATTAAGTTTGTGGGGTGGTACTCGTTCATCATACACAGACATAATGGCTGGGGGTAATATTTATCATACAGACAATACCACACAACATACGCTCTGCACAGCTGTGCCTTTACTAGATGGGGTTTCATACTTTGTAACATCTAAAATATTCACAGATTCAGCCACAGAAGAAATACCAAGTCTATTTGTTAAACACCGACAATTAAAAACTAACGATTCTATCATTGTTAAAATAAAGACCAGAGATTATCTAGGTATGCCAGTATCTACTCCAACACCAGATTCTTTGATAGCAACTTGGTCTTCGTCTACAGTGTTTTCTACTGGTGCCGACCTTTCAGAGGCTAAAACTCTATTTGAGGCTGGTGAAGAACTAGAGTTAGAGTTAACTTCTGGTGTGGGGGCAGGCCAACTGGTAAAGATTACTGATATAACTGGTTCGGCTGGGGCTTATACTGTAACTCTAGCTGATACTATAGTGGGGGCATCTTCTAACCTAAAATCTAACTTCATAATTGATAACTGGACAGTATGTGCAAGCATAGATTCATCTAATCAATCACCAGACGGAGTATTTGAGGTGTTGGTTGGCAAGAATAGCCGTTCGCCTCAATTTAAGGTAGAACTTAGAGGAAATTTAACTTCAATAGAAGATATGTTTATAAATAACAAAACACACAAATCTGGTGTATAATAAATAAAATGGCAAAGACAACATACGAAGACACAAAAGGAAATATGTTTAACACTCAAGCTGAAGCGGCAGCTAGTAATACACGCCTCGGTACTAATCCTAAAACAAATATAAATACAGGCACAATACCAGTAAAAGATAGCTTAATGACTACACCTACGCCAGTAACCCTACAACAACCAAAAGCTGACCTAACCCCAACTATTACACTACCAGACGCTCAAACCGAAACAGAAAAAGAAATAGCTAAGATTAAAGCACAAGCTGAAGCAGAAAAAAGTGGTATTGCTAGTTTAATAAGCCAAATAGGCACTGAACAAGGTAAAGAATCTCAATATATCACAGCAGAAGGTGGTGATATAGCACAAAAAGATTATGATAAATATAAAAGCGACCTAGAAGCCGAACAGCTATCACTTCGTAGAAAAACTGAAAGATTACAGAAAGAAAATCCTCAAGGATTGTTTGGTGGAGGTTTACAACAAGAAATTAGTCGTCTTGAAAGAGAAAGTTTGTCTAAACAAGCTGACATAGCTATTCTAGCAAACGCCGCTAAAGGTAGATTTGACACTGCACGAGATATTGCTAAAAGAAAAGTAGAAAGTGCTATGGCACCACTACAAGCTGAACTCGATGCTAGGAAATTTATATACGAGAATAACAAAGACTTATTCTCTAAGGCAGAACTTTCTAAACTTGATACTTTAATTAAGGCTGATGAACGAAAAATAGAAGAGCAGACTAAAGACAAAGAGGCGGCTAATACTATGATAATCAATGCTCTTCAAGGCAAAGCCCCACAATCACTAATCACAAAAGCTCAAGACTTATTTAACAAAGGTGCGAATAAAACCGAGATTGCTAAAGTTTTGGGAGATTATTCGATGTCTGTAGCCGATAGACTTGATACACAACTGAAACAAGCACAACTTAGTAAATTAACAACCGAATTAAAAACAAATGCTGACGCAGGTGATTTGGTAAAGATAAATGGTAAAGATTATATTCGTTATAAAGATGGGACAATTTCAGACCCAGTATTACCAGAAGCAGGAGATACCGCTACAGTCGTCTCAAGGTTAGACAATAAATTAAAAACATTAGATAAACTTATATTACCAAGTGTAGGGCTAGCTACCAGTGCTGGTTCATTACGGGGTGCTCCAATACCATTCTTGTTTAAGGGAAGAATAAATGATTGGAGAGCAGATGCAATAAATGTTATACAAAAGTTAACTGTAGATGAATTAGGTAGAGTGAAATCTGACGGAGTAACTTTCGGGCAGCTTTCTAATGGTGAAAGACAAGCGGTTGGGGATGCGGCTACTGCTCTAAGTGCTGCCGCTGTGAAAGATTCAGAGGGTAATCCAACTGGAGAATTTAAAATGTCTGAAGGTAAGGTTATAGAGGAATTTCAAAAGATACGGGATGGATATGCTTTGGATTTTTATCGCAGAACTGGCGTAACTTATGACGAATATAAACAAAATCCTGAAGCCATCAACACAAAAGTAGCAGATGATTTTATAGATTCTGCTGGTACAGCATTAGAAGCTAATCTCTACGGAGGGTATTCAACAAACTAATATGCAAATCAACAAAGAACAAGTAAATGCGTTAATACAACAAGGTCAGAAAAAGGGGTTGACTGGTAAAGATGTTATTGATGCCCTAATTCGAAAAGGTTACGAGCCAGAAGGTGTAAATGTCCCTGCTATAAAAGAAGTTATGGCAAAAAAGATTGCCCCAGTAGAAACATCCGAGCCAAGTTTTGTAGAAAGTCTAAAACAAGACTTAAACACTAGAGTCGAAAGAACTGGTGCAATCTTAAACAGACCAGAGTCATCTACCTTAGAAAAAGGGACTCAATTGTTTGGACAAGGTGCTGGATTGGCAGCTAACGCTATTGAGAAAACAGCAGAACAAATCCCAGGTGTTAAACAAGCATTCGGAGCTGTTGGTGCAGGTATAAACTGGCTTTCAGAATCTGCCCCAATCAAAGCTATCGCTAATCAAATAGGTGAAAGTAAAACATTACAAGAAGTAACCAATCTTTATGATACTGACCAAAACTTCAAAGATAGTGTAGACGCTGTTGCTAACATAGTTCGCCTTGGCGGAGATGTGCAAATGGCAGCAGCCGCAGTAAATTTCACTAAAAATGTAACAAACAAAATTATAAACAGGGTGGAAACTTTAAAAACTTCACCAAGCGGAACTCCACCTAGTAGTGAACCAACTCCATTATTATCACCAGAAGGACAAGCTCTAGTAGATAAAGTCGTACCAGACAGTGCTACGATAATGAATCGTGTCGCAAGATTGAAACCAACAGATGCAGCTAAATTTGAAAAACTAACTGGAGGTAAAACTCATGGGGAATATCTAACTGAAACTGGAAACTTCAAAGCACCAGACGAAATAATCAAGAATGAATCTTCTAAATTTTCTTCTACTTTACAGGCTAAAGATGCTGAACTAGCAAAATTGCCAGGACTATTTAAGGATGGTTCTATAGACGATGCACTAACAGGGCTAGTAGAAAAAGCGAAAAGCACTTCTGGTACTAATATAAAATCTCCATATTTAGACCAAGTTTTGAGTCTGCAAAATAAAGCTAAAACTACAGGACTTACAAATGAAGAAATAAACATTGTTAAAAGACTTTACGAAAAAGAAGTAAAGTTAGGTTATAATAAGTTATTAAATGCAGATAAAGTAGAACAGGCAACAAATATAGATAGTGCCTTGAGAGCTTTCCAGGATGAAACAGCTAAAAAACTAGGATTTACTAATATACCTGAACTAAATAAGCAAATTCAAATATCTAAATTCTTAATAGATAAACTTGGCGACCAAATTGTAGGTCAAAATGGCTTAAATGGTGTAGGACTATCTGACTGGGTAATCCTTGCAGGTGGAGACCCTACAGCAGTAGGAGCATTTTTGGTTAAAAAGTTCTTCTCTACTAAAGGTATTCAAGCAAAGATAGCTGAATACTTAAATAAGGGTAAAATAAAAGGACAAGCAACTCCTGAAACCACCATTACTCCTGAAAATATAAACAGACAAATAAATCCTGAGGGTAATTTAGCATTGCCAGCACCAGCCGAGGGTGCATCAAAAGTTCAGATAAACACGCCGATAAATCTTCCAGCCAAGTCTGCGACTAAAGTTGATTTAGAAAATATAATGAGAATATTGCCACAAAGGGAGCGACAAATCTTTTATGAGAGTCTCAAACCAGAGCAACAATTATTATTGCCAGAATACAAAGGTGGTGCAGTAGGAACGCCAATAAATCAACCTTCAAGAAAGATAATAGAACAAGGCACTGAGGTAGTACCTAGGACTTCCAAGCCACAATCGCAATCAGTACCAAAAAAAGAAATAAAAACATCTAATAAGTCTACCACTAAATCTTTAAAAGTAAAGGGCGAAACAACTAACTTAATATCTGAAGCTAAGAAGTATAAGAGTGCAGAGGAGTTTGTGAAGGCACAGCCGACTGTGTATCACGGAAGCAGTAATGCCAACATAGATATTCTTAAACCTAGTGATTCTAAGTTAAGTGGCGGATTCGGTAAAGTAGTATCTTTTGCCGATAACCCTGAATATGCAAGTAATTTTGCTGGGAGTAAGGGAAAAGTATATGAAAAATATTTGGACATACAAAATCCAGTTATTTTAGAAAAAGGACAAAGTATTTTTGATAAATTCCCAAATATTCCAAAGAAAAATGGGGCAGAATGGTTAAAAAATAAAGGGTATGATGCCATAATTGCAAAAGACACATCTCACGGAGCAGAAACACAAGTATTGAACCCAAACATAATCAAAACCAAATCCCAACTCACAGATATATGGAAGAAAGCTAATAAAAAATAATCTATGGACAAACTTGCAGAAATAAAAAAGAAGATTGAGGAAATTCAAGCAAAATCTGCTGTTTCAACTGAAATACGAGCTTTTATAGAGCTAGTTTTAAATGTCATTAAAAAATCTAAAGATGAACTCACAAAACTAAGTGAAGAAAATATCCAAGTCATACGAGAAAGTATCGCTTATATCGAGAAAAATCACGAAAACACACTAGGAGTCATTAAGGAGGAGAAAGACGCTATGGTGGGCGAATTTAACGCAAATTTGACCTATGTAAAACAACTCCTAGAAGAAGTTAAAGCCATAGAAGTTAAAGATGGTGAAGACGGGAAAGATGGCGAGGATGCAGACCCCGAAGAGATAATCCCCCTAGTCCTAGAAAGACTACCAAAACCTGTCGAAGAAACTGGCGAAACTATCGCAAACAAACTGGAAGCTCTTAAAGGAGATGAAAGACTAGACGCTAGTGCAATTAAAAATCTACCAGAAATAAAAGGTGGTAAATTTTATGGTGGTTCTGGCATCAAAGAAATAGTCGCTGGTTCAAACGTAACAGTAGACAATTCTAACCCTGGGTATCCAGTTGTATCTTCTACAGGTGGTGGAGGTGGTGGCACAGTAGACACAGTAGTGGCTGGCACAGGCATATCAGTAAACAGCACAGACCCAGCTAACCCTATCGTTACAAACTCTGCTCCAGACCAAACAGTCTCTATTACAGCTGGAACTAATATCACTTCTGTAACAGGAACTTATCCAAACTTTACAATCAATGCCGCCACACAAACAACTGATATTTCAGGTCTTGTTCCTTACACAGGTGCAACAAGTGATGTAACTCTTGGAACTCACGCCTTAACAGTTCACAACATTAAACCAGACGCTTCTGATGGGCTTCTTTTAGAAAGCAACAATGGCACAGACATTGGTCTTTTAGGTGCTGGAAATACTGCAAATGTAACTTGGTATGGTTCGCACAATTTTGATACAGCGACTCAAGACACTATCGCAGCATTTACTGGTGCAGGTAAAACATTGGGTTCACTTGCTACTGCTACTTACCCATCACTCACTGAACTCTCTTATGTAAAGGGTGTAACAAGTGCAATACAAACACAATTAAATGCAAAAGGGGTTGGAGACGCTTTAACTTCTGGGGCTTTAACTCAATTCGTAGGAAACAACAACTGGAAAGTCTGGTATTCAGATGGTTCAGGGGATGTCAAAGAACTTGCTCTTGGAGCTGATGGAACTTTCTTGAAATCAAATGGTGCGGCTGTGGCTCCATCTTTTGCCACACCATCTGGTTCGGGTGATGTTTCTAAAGTAGGCACACCAGTAAATAATCAAATCGGTGTATGGACTGGTGACGGAACTATTGAGGGAGATGCCAACTTAACATTTGATACAACTACAGACACACTAGGCACTGTTGCTATAACAATGACTGGGACTGGCACACTAGGTTCTGTGAATCTTACAAACGGAAACTATGACTTTATTATAGGAAGTTCAGTTGGCGGTAATGCTACTTTTAGATTTTTACCATATAATAATGATATTTATTTTGACAACACTTCAACTACTGGGGATAGTATTTTCAGAAATAATACAGTAGAGGCATTAAGATTAAAGAATGATTTAACTGCCGTGTTTGCTGGTGCTGCGACTGCTCCTACATTTAATGTGGGAAATGCCGATACAACACTTTCAAGAGTTTCAGCTGGGGTTGTAGCTATAGAAGGAGTAAATATTTTAACAACAGCAACAGGTCTACCTTTATCTGGTGGTACAATGACTGGAAATATCACTCTAGGTGAAAATACCTCAATCGCCCTAGACCCAGCTGGTAGTGCTGACGGAAAATATACTGGTCTCACTATCGCCGCCACAGCTGGCTATGCTCAAACATTTGGAGATTTGGTTTACCTAGACCCAACAGATAGTCGCTGGGAAAAGGCTGACGCTAACTCTGCTTCAGGTGCTGACGGAGACGCACGAGGAACACTCGGCATGGTAGTAGTAGCTGGTGCTTCTGACGGAAGTGCTTGCACAATTCTCTTAAATGGTGTTATCCGAGCCGATGCTGCTTTTCCAACTATGACTATAAATGCTCCAATGTATGTCTCTGAAACTGCTGGAGCTATCACTGGAACTCAACCAACTACAACTGATGTCGTTATTAGAGTTATTGGTTCAGCATTAACAGCCGATGAACTTTATTTCAACCCAGACCGAATCTGGTTTACACACGTTTAATAATATGCATGAATTAACCCAAACAACTTTAGACGAAACAACTTTAATCCAAACCAGTGTGGATTCATATATCTTCACTTGCCCTGTTTGCTTGAAAGAAGCTCGATACGCTTATTCTTTTGAAGACAAGATAGAAGTGTTCTGTAATGGCGAAGATTTTGGAACTAAAATACCAGTCAGTGATGTGGTGCTAGAAATAAGTGAAGCAGATTGTCTGGTGCAAAATACAGCATTAGATGAAGTGCCACCAGTGGTTATCGAAGGGCTAGAAGAAAAAGGTTTGATTGAAGTTACAGAAAATGAGTATGTCCCAACCGAGAAAGGATTATCAGTAACTGAAGAATTAAAATAGTATGGCTAAACTCGCTTCCATTGGTACAGGAAATTTTACAACAGCAGGGACATGGGGTGTTATTGACCCTACGCTTTTTGCTAACTCTGAAACCTCGACACTTGTATGCCCTACCGCATACAGTAACGTGGCACGTTCAGCACAGGCAACACCTGGAGCTATCACAGTTAGCCATATCGGTGTAAAGTTAGCTGTTAGAACAGGAACAACAGGGACTATGACAGTTCACATAGCTGATTCGACACACGTTGAAATCGCTGGGACTGCTGTAACAATAAATACTGCTGACTTGCCTGTAGCGGCAACTGCCGACTTAAATGGTGGCTGGCATTTCTTTAAACTAGCTTCACCAGTAACACTAACAGCGGCAACGCTCTATGAAGTGGAAGCTAAGACAAGTAGTGCCACTCAAATCAGTGTTTACGGTTCAGCAGCGACAAACGGTATGGCTTGTGCTTTGATTACCACAACAACTGCTGCACCAGCCGCAGGAGATGACCTTTATATCAATGGAGAATACACTGGGGCAGGAACATCTAACTCTTTCGTGGTAACCAACGACAACACTGCCACCACTGACTTTGGTGCGGCTTCGACTTCTCTTGTAACACCAGCTATTGCAATCTCCAACAAGGGAACATTTAAATATGGAACAACTGCCGCTACTAACTACTACCTTAAAGTATCGGGAAACTTAATTATTTATTCAGGTGGCGAATTTGACATCGGTGTTTCAGGCACAGAAATCCCACGAGATTCAACTGCTACACTATTA